TTGGCATACCGCCAGCAGCAGGAACATTGTTTACAGGCATTGGTGCGCCAGCAGGAGCGTTCATTGGTGCGCCCGCAGGCATTCCACCACCAGCACCCATACCTGTGTTGTAGTAAAGGTTTGCTCTTGAAATGGCTTGATCCCCAGCTTTCATCTGTAAACTTGCTTTTTCGTATGCAGACATTTCAGGCTTAACACCACCAATTTGGAACGAACCAATTGGATCAGGTGAATTAGCATCAATAACACCTTCACGGGTTTTGCCAGTTTTTTCATCTGTAAAGCTGGCTTTTTCCCACTTTGGCCCTTGCGTAAGGTTCTTCATGCCAACAGCTTGCAATGCAGGGTTATATGCAGTTGCAGCAAACAAATTAGCACCTTGCCGATCAGGTAAATTTTGTGTCATTAATGGCGATCCTGTTGGCGTTGGGCCAGCCAATTCAGTTTGCGTAGGATTAAGCATTTTTTGATATTGGCTTAACTCATCACCGTAACGCTTACGCAATGCGGTTGCTAATTCCAATGCTTGTTTATCGCCTTTTTCAGCAATTGTTTGACCAGCGTACAGTTGGGCTAATGGGGCTAATTGAGCAAAAATGCTAGGCTGAACATAACGACCACTAACCATTTGACCCTGTGGCTGTTGTGTGCCTTGCTGCATCAGCATTTGCGCCATTTGTTGTTGGCGGTTTAATTGCTGTTGCTGACCCAAAATTTCAGGTGGAAGGCCGCCAGTTAAATTAATTGCCATAATTATTCCCCGTAATTTCCAAAGCCACCAGTACCCATGTTGTAATCGCTAAATGGGTTTGATGTGCTACTACCTAACTTAGAAACTTGGTCTTGCAACATAGGTGATGCCTTGGAATTTAAAGCCATATCCAGCCTTGCGCCTAACATAGAGTTATCGCCTTGCGGTTTACCGCCACGCAAAGCCATTGCCATAGCCATTGGGTTCATGCCGCCACTACTTGCGCCTACTTGGCTTGCTTGATTCATTAATTGATTTTGTTGTGCAAGTGCAGCATTTTGATTAGCTTGTTGTGCCGCCATATTTTGAAATACTGGGGCTAATCCACCAAGGTCTTGCTGTTGTCCTTGCTGAATATAAGGATTGGGTGCGTATGGGTTGTTCATTTATAACTCCAAAATTTTGCTTAAACCTTGCATTTCATCTTTTACAGCTTCATCAACCGCTTTTATTAATTGCACAATTTGTTTAAATTTCTCAGGATGCTTGTTCTTAATGTAAACCATGCGATCCTTGCTGTCATTCAAATAAGCTGTGCAATTCCAACAATCTAAAGACGAGTGACTAATTTTTAATCTTTCGTCAATTATCCCATTTTTTAACTGTAAATGATGAAAAACTTTTTCATTTGACCAATCTTCTATTGGGAAAAAATACTCTATTCCTGCTAACACTTCACCTGACTTAACAGGGGCTTTGTGTGATTCATCTAAACGCTGCCCTCGTATAATTCCAGTAATACCTAACTCTCTCATTTTGGTGTCGCAAGGAATCCAAAAGTTTTCCGCACAACAATCAAAATAACTGCGTAACTTTATTGTTTTTGAACTTGTGCAGGCTTGCCCAAGGTCAGTAAAGTTAATTGGCAGTACATCAACTGGATAACCTTTTTGCTGTATTACTTCGGGTTGGTTGGTTTTAATTTCCAAAAAGTGTGGCACGGTAGACCTCACTTCATCCATGTATTCCACAATTTCAGGAAAATTAGCCCCTGTATTTACCCAAACAACTAAAGTTTTATGCCAGTAATCCTTTATTAAATCTAAACAAACTATCGAATCTTTACCGCCTGAAAACATCAAAGCCACTTTTTCATGGCGGTTAAAGAAGTCTTGCATTAAAACGCCATCATTCCTGCGCCTGCTAATCCCATTAACCCGCTAGTCATACTGTTTTGACCTGCTTGCTGGGCGTTATAAGCACCCATTTGTGCGTTATTAGTCATTTGTGCTGCGCCTAGTAGATCAGGGCCACTTGTGGTTGCTTGCTGTGCAGAATTAACGAATTGTGGGCCTGTAACCTGAGAACCAGTACGCACCGCAGATAAGGTGTTTAGTGGCTCGTTACGCAAATAAGCCTGTTCTTGCAGGGCAGATTGACGGGCTTGCTGACCAACGCCAAAACCTTGTGTAGTAGCTGCAGCCAAAAGGTCATTCTCACGCTGTCCTTGTTGCATCATTGCACGGTCATACGCTGTAGAGCCAATATCAATGCCTTTGTTGGCTAATTGCTGTTGTAATTGCTCACGCCCTTGCTGTAATTGGGGTGAAAGGCGTTGCATATACGCATCTTGGTAGCTTTGGCTAGGATTAAAGCCAGTAGAAGGCAATGCGCTTGTATCAAAAGGCGTTTTAAGCATTTCTTCTACATAGCCAAGGCCTTGACCAGCCAATTTTCCTAAACCCATGCTGGTTTGGTTTTGATAGTCTAAAAGTTGTTGTTGGTCAGGGCTTAAAGATTGGGTGGCAGTCCAAGTAGGGTTTCCGTATGGATCTTCGCCAGTAATAGAATAATTTAAATTACCATATGGAGTTACTTGATTTACACGGTTTGCAGCTGTAGCCGCTCTTGCCGCATCTAAGTTACCTGCTGCGGTTTCTTGTGCTGCTGCACGGTAATCAGGTGGGGGTGGTGCGCCACCGCCTTTGCCACCGCCAAATGGGGTGCGCTTGCCGTCATACCAACCATGATGTTTATTAAAGTGTCTTAGAATACTCATTTTTACGCTCCCTGATCCATCTACAATCAGCTTTGTTCATTTCAAAAACTACAATATCACCGCCATCGTCATGCACTCCATTAAATCGGTGTGCTTCTTTAAAGCCTAGTTTTTGGTCATATTCCATAGCTTTTACATTGTTGCTATTGACTATCCCAAATACTTTTACCAGTTCACAATGATTAAAAGGGTATTCAAATGCCGATTTTAACAACTGTTTTGGCGTATATCCACCTTTTAAATTAACCATGTGCATTTGGCAAGTCTTACCAATAAATGCCGTATAACCTACTACCCATTCAATCTTTCCACTCTCATCAGCCCAAAATATGGCTTGTAAATCACCGCAAGGCTGAACTCCTATCTCATTTTGTAGTATTTGGCTAGCAATATTCTTTAATTCCAAAGTATTGGCTGACCAAAGCATTTACAAAATACCCCCACGCTCCATTACAAAGTCCGTACTTGCCCAATGAAATTCAATTGCTTGCGATACCACATTCATACTGACTGAGCCTGCATAGCCTAATCCAGTTACACCCTGCCATATCTTAGTAGTAACCAGCCCACCGCCCCAGTTGGCGTTATCCCATGTGTCTAAATCCCATTCACCTGTATTTAGAATTGATGGGTTAAACGATATTTGGTTGGTTAAGTCTACGGTATCAAAGTCGGTACTTATGCCACAAAGCACGGTTGGTAAGCCGTTATCTGTTTGAAGTATTGGGCGAACCAAGGTGAAGCGTTTTTGTTGCCCACGACTGTCAAAATAGGAATAAGCCTGCTGTACGAATGCTTTGATGTTTGTTCCTGCATCGGCAAAAGTGTCGTAAAACTTGCCTACAAAACCTGTTCCACCAAAATAAATGTCATCGCCACTCAATTCCCAGCAATTTGCGTTGATATTGGTAAATCTTGCCCAAGACTTCGTAATGTTGTGCATTACATACTGCTCTGAGCCGCCTGTTACTGGAATATTGACAATCAACATATTGACTTTGGCAAAATAATTCATCTGCCAGCCAAAATTATTGGCATAAAGGTCAGCAGCTTGGCTAATTGCGTAAAAAATCTTGTCTGTAATGTTTACACGGGGGTCTAAACGGGTAGATTGCAAGCCTGCGGATAGCGGTACAAGACCATCTTCCGTCACAAGTAGTAGATCACCACCGTATTTAAACAAGCATTTACGAGCAAAAGTCTGTCCGATGTTCCAAATACCGACTAATGCCCAGTCGTTAGGGTCAGAAGGATCAGAACCTTTATAAACCGCCACTTCACCATTAGAAGTTACGAATGCGGCAAGGTCATCTACCCCGTAACCAGCGTCAATAGTCCATGTACCCATTGCCTGCAGATAGCCGCCCTTCTTGAATATGCCGCCAAGAGGGAACTCGGTTACTGCACCATTAATTGAATCTACGGGTAAATACCAAAAGCTAAGACTGTTCTTTTGCACAAAATACAGGCGTTCTTTAAACAGGTTAATGTGCGCAAACTGGTTAGAATTTAAGCCTGTTATATAGTATTTAACGGTATAAGTACCTACGGTTGAAGCATCACCGCTTGGGGCGGTTGCCATTGTGTAGGTAAAAGTATCTGTTCCTGTTACGGTAATACGATATGAGCCATTGAACTCGGCTGGTACTGCGCCTGCTACCGTAACCGTATTGCCAGTTACTAAACCATGCGCTACTGCCGTTGTAAGGGTCGCTGTAAGGTTTCCTGTGCCACCCCTTGTTATGGTACTAATTGTCTGTGCGGTGCTTGTAGTGGATGATCTTGACCATACTGTACCGTCATATACGACCATTGGGTCTACACCGTTTACAGCAGGCATAAACGAGCCACCAGCCGTTGTAATCATGGTATGAATCCACTTGCCGTCCGTATTACCAGTAAGGATTGCGGTAGCTGTAGAAGTGCTTACATTGTAGATAGTTGTGGCATTTGAGCCAAACATGGTATTACCCGATGGGCTGCTGTAATTCATCAAGGCTAAAACTGCACCTGAAATGCCAGTTGAAGTCTTGGTAAAGCCTTTACGCAGGGTTACATCGGTAGGTGTAGGAAAGAAATTGACCATTTGAACCGCATCTAACGGGTTCATTTCAGCCAAAGAATCTCTAGCATTCCACCCGCCAATAGGGGCAGGCAGGCTAGTAGTAACGGCTCTGCGTTGCTGTGCGACTGCCATGATTAACTGCCGTAGCCAGTATCAGGGATGTTAGCC